TTAACATCACGATATTCCTTTTTTTTTTCCAAAATTGTATCCCTATTAACATCATAATATTCCTTTTGTTTTTCCTTTATTTTATCCCTATTAACATCACGATATTCCTTTTGTTTTTCCAAAATTGTATCCCTATTAACATCACGATATTCCTTTTTTTTTTCCAAAATTGTATCCCTATTAACATCATAATATTCTCTTTGATTTCTATAAGGATTTATCATATTCAATGAAGCATTCAATAATTCATAATAACGACGTTCTTCTGCCCTCGCCTCTTCCATATTATTACACGGAAACTCGCAAACTTGAACCATACTCCAATTATCCCATCCTCCATTAGCACGAATGGTTTGATATATTTTGAGATTATGATGACTACTTTTCTCATTGTTACAACCGTGTTTATGTTCGTATCTCCTTTTAACTATATTTGTAGTATGACCTACATAGGTCTCCTTAATTTCCAAATCATTACATACAATTTTATATATAATCGTTTTAGAGTAATCCATTGCTTGTTTAGGCATTGTATAAGATTACATAGGACTACTCATTTAAATCATTTTATTTCTTATATAAACCCATTCCCAAGTTCCTTAATTTCATTTTCACTATCCCTAATATCTTTATGAACTACTTCTCTAATACCCAAATCTAATTCACGCTTCGCACCATTCTTAGGTTGAAAGAATTGGGATAAAACATATTCATTTTGCTTGTAATCATTAGATTTTGACAAGTCATTAAAGAAACTAAGAAATATTCCCACATCATCATAAATATCATAAGTTCTATGAGGAAAGCAATTTATATAAAATGACATAGCTAAAACAAACCAGCCGCACATTCCTGAGACTATACTTTGTATATCTTTTGTTGTATATGGCAGTCTCATTCCATTACAATATTCTTTTACAATGTCTCCTACAATTGTTGGATATATACAACCGTAACTATCAAAATATATAGGAGCGAATTCCCCGTTAGGATATTTATTCATTTGTAAAAAAACGTAATGCGTTCCTTCATTTTCCTTTCCATTTTCATCAGTTTCATCTTCCAAATTGATAATGTATGTTTTATTATATTCCAATCTTTTCTTAGGTAGTTCGGTTTTAAAAACAACATCAGCCAAAGGAATATCCATCTTTTTTGCCATAGTTTTAATTTGATAATCGGTAAGCATTATTATTCTATATCAATAAAAAAAAATCTATGGATATACTAATATGGCAACAGGAAAACCTTACAGAACTGAATATGATAGAACACAAAATTATAAAGACTATATGAAATTGCTTGATTTACAAATCAAAAATAACAAAACGAATTATGATGCGAATATATTGTATAAACAAACAGGTGTCCCAACCCAACCATTAGATACAAGAACTTATGCTGAAAAACAACAAGATATAGCACAATTAAAGGTTAGTTTACGTAGTGAATTAAGAGTATTATTAGACGATAATGTAATACAAGAAGTTTTCAATGATTTGAATGACGACCAAATACAATTTTTAGCAGGTGTTGCGACAAGTTTAATTGCCGAATTAAAACCTAAATATGCTCTTGGAATGACAGCCCACCATTTTATAGATGTTTTAGATAAGAAGATTAGACAAGAACAAGACTTCTCATTAAACCACGAGATGATGGCTACTTTAGCAGATACTTTGGAAACAATAGCCGATAATATGGTATCAGGAGATAAGATGGATGAATTGATAGATAGAATAGAACACTCTAAATATACACGAACTGATGAAAATGAAAGGATTGTAAATAGTCTAAGAGGTATAAACCAAGAAATTATACATTCACAAGATATATTAGCAACTATAAATGATAAAATTTTGAACCCTGATGCTTTATATGAAGTTCTTAGAGCAGTTGGAACAGAAAATAGTGAAGCCTTTGAAGAAGCTTTGATAGAACAATTCCAAACACTACCAACAATAGCACAAGTCGATTTTTTGATTGATAGAATTGATGATGCGAATAGATTAGGAGACAGGGCTGGATTAGATGAAATTTTACAAGATATAAAAGGAGATTTTGCTACTATGAGTGATAGATTAGATGCTTATAATGAAGAACTTACAAGTGCCGTAGAACAATCAGCAATGGCACAATCACAAGCTATGCGACAACAAACTCAAACTCTTATGAATGAAAGTCAACGAACACGAACACGATTGGAAGGACAAATTGGAGGTTTGGGAGACCAAGTGGAACAAATGAATGAAGGAATAAATGAAAGCATAACTGGTTTGAGAGGCGAATTAACCACATCTATTTCAGGTATTGCTAATCAACTAACAGCTTTATATGATAATATACAACGACAAGCAGGATTATTAGGAGATTTACAGGGAGGACAGGCTGATATAAGAACGACACTTCAAGCAATAGAACAGTCTATTAATATGATACACGGGTTGGGTGAAGTAAATGTCACCCAACTTTTGGATATGGAAAATAGAATTGCTGAATTAAACAATCAAGTAATGACAATGGGTATTCAACCCGAAACAACACAAGATATTATGTCAGCAATAACATCACTCGAAGATGAATTTTCAATACAAACTAAGAGTAGTTATAATGTAGAGACATCGGCAGAACAACAAAGAGTAAATCGTGAAAGATTAATAGGGGATTTAAGATATTATTATAAACCATATAGTGAAGTTGCCGAATTTAAATCATTAGGTAAAATGCGAGAGCTTTTGAAAAATATTTACAGAATAGGAGATGAGAATTTAAACCGAGTAATGGAAATACATATGAGAGAACCTGAAACTCGCACTTTTAATTTAACTGCTATTGGTAAACTAGGTAATCTTAACAAATTAAAAAACGATTACAAAGCAGTAGAAAGTGTTATATTGGAAATTTTAAACAACGCACCGCCAGCACCAGTTTTTTCTGAAAGCACTACAACAAGTGAAGCTGTAAAGAAAATATCAGGAAGCACGCCAAGAACGCCAGTAGAAAGTTCTTACAGACCAAGGAGAACAATTCCAGAAGAATCATTACCATACGATTTTAGAGGAGAACCAACTCAAATGGCTTCTGCCCCATCGCCATCGGGTGAAAAAAGTGAAGGGAAAGGATTAATGAAACACTCAGGAGTTTCAATACGAATGACAGGCAGAGGTATAGCACCAAGAGATAAATATGTTCCACTTGGAAAATATCTTGTTAATATTCATAAATTAGAGCATAACAATATTGTATCTTTTAAATCTTCAAACCATAAAAGCACGAATATTCAATCCAAACGAGTATCTCAACAAGTAGCAAATATTTTGAAAAACATCGTAGACGGTGATTTAGATAATATTCAAATGGATAATCTTACCGAAGATGATATTTCCTATCTTTTTCAATTAATCAAGAAATGTGAATTACAGAATTTCTTAGATGGAAAGGCAGAGAATAAAATCAAAACAAAAACAGAAGAAGAAATACATAGGTTTCACGTATTACAAGGAGAAATCGTAGCAGGCAATGATAATCCACAATTAATAAGGGAGTTTAAAGCAATTCTTCTTACGATGATGAACGAAGGAAAATTATCTAAGAAAGAAGCAGGTGATGTATTAATTCAAATGTCGTTATTGGGTATTTAACTTTTCTTTGTATATGATATATGAAGACGATAGTTTTGAATGCCTCTAATCTTGTTAATAATGGATTGAATAACCAATTCGTATACCTATTCCCAAACTCTGTTTCTATAAAGAATAGTTATATGTCAGTCGCATCAGTCGCCATATATTATTCTTGGTATAATATTTCAGTAGCATTAGGAAATAATTCATTCACATATACTTGGACAAGTGGAACTACCACTACAACGTATACCGTTACTATTCCTGACGGAATATATCAAGTGGCTGATATTAACAATCTTTTACAATATACGATGATTACTAACGGGCATTATTTGGTAAATAGTTCGGGACAAAATGTATATTATGTTGAATTTATAGTTAATCCAACTCGTTACGCAGTTCAATTGAATACATTTTTAGTTCCAACATCATTACCAACTGGATATACCCAACCTGCTGGTTTTGCTGGTTTCCCAACAACGGCGAGAAATTCTGTTGTTACAATTCCACCTATTTCACCAGCAATTACGGGTTTAGGAGTTTTATTAGGGTTTAAACAGGGTTTAGTAACGGCTA